CTATTGTGCTAGTACCTAGTTGGTAGTTATTAGTACCTTCAGTAACTGTTTGTGTACCAGTCGATATAGTCCATTGATTTAAACCTCTGTTAGCCCATTCAGCTAACATTAGGTTTGCTGATCTAATAGCGGTTTTTAGATCGTAACCAGTTCTAAGTTCTAAGCCACACCTTTCGTATGCTTCTTCTATAAACTCTGTAATATTGAGTTCAAAATCTTTGCTACCTGAAACTGCCATTAGTCTTCATATAAATTGTTAAATGTGATTGCTGGATCTAGATAGCTTTCATGCCCTTCTGCTGAGTGCGTCCATTGTGACGGTTGAAAGTCTGGTGCACCTTCGCCTGTTCTCCAAAGTGCAGGGCTAGTAGCCCTTACTCTGTTGTTCGGTAAAGCAACTAAGTTACCTTTCCATTTACAATCATCTGTTATATATAATACATGAGATTGCTTGTGTTGTGCAGGGTCATCTGCAATATCGTTATTTGTATAGTCAACCGTAAATAAATACTTGGCTTGATAAAATTGTCCATCTATCTTTGCTAACCAAGGTGAAGAGCTGACA